ACCCGATAGCATCCACTAAGGATAATCCGATAGGAGGATAGAGAGGGGTGCACATGGCCGTTCCCGCAAGGATAAACCCGTTTTGCAGCCCGGTATCGCGGTCTGCGGCAACATCCAAATCGCCGCTCTCAATGTATATATCCCTTTCCCTCGGGTTGAATCTCAAATCCTGCATCAGTGCGTTATTTTAGTGTCCTCGTAATCCGCTGCGACAAATTCTGCCGCTTTTCCGGTCGGTGCCGGGGCTACCACCGATCCGGTACCCGGCTGGACTCCGGTAACATTGTGGGTGTGATTGTTAAAAGCGTCCACCAGAGCATTCAATTTATCAGTTAAAGTGTTTATTTTGATAATGCCACCCAAATCACCGTTATTCAGGGTTATTTGATCCGACAGAATATCTATGTTCGTTTGCCCTGTAATTTTAATGCTCTCGGCATCCTGAAAATCCAACACCGCCGGGCTTCGGGTGTTTCCTCCGTAGAAACATACCGAGCAATCGGTGCCGGGCTTGGGGTAGATCATGTAATTACTTTCTACCGACAATACCCGCAATGGTACTCCTTCCCACTCCAAAGAACCTCCTTCCGCATCCTCGACCGACACCGTGCAGGTGTTATCATCCTTGTTTACGGCGGTGATCGTGCCCTGGATAATGCTGCCCTGCATAGAAAACTGCCGTAAAAGCGTGGATAATTGGGCTACCGCGTAATCCGTATAATTATCCATTGCTGAGGGTGGTTTGCGGCACGGGCATATCACTTGCGATCTGTGCCAATGTTAATGTTTGCCTGCATCCTTGAGTGTCGATAGTCACCCCTACGCGCTTCACCTTATAGGTGCCATTCAGTGATGAAAAACTTTTATCCTTGTAATCCACCAGACTGAACAGCTTAACTTCCGGATAGAGCAGGGTGGTAAGCGTTCCTTCATACATGCCGGTCCGCAGGTTATCCAGTACATGAGTATTGACGAAAGATTCGGCGTTCTCTTTCGTTACAGAGGTGCAGTCAACCACCCTTATCTGCCCCTCCTGGTCCCCAACGGTAAAGCTCTTTTTCTTCCCGTTTTTATCTGTGTACTCGACTTTCAGTTTAAATTGTTTCCATACTCCGTCGGGCTGTTGGATATTGCAACCGATCACGTTTCTGTCGCTGGCCAGCTTGACATTATTTCCTTTGGTAGCGCTGATGCCCGTTGCAACCAACTTTTTGTCCCGAAAGGTAACCACGAGCCACATTTCACTCTTGATCTGCTGCAACACGTACAAAGGTGAAGAGTCTTTGATGGAGAATTTGATAAACTCCACATCGGCCACATCATCGGAAACCTCAACCCCTTGCGATGAGCACACGTATCTCAAGATTTCTTTCAGCTTGACGGGTTTATTCCACACGTTATTCAGGATGCCCCGGCGCAGTAAATAAACCTGATCCTCGCAAACTATCGTACTCGGGGTTCCCTCCCTGATCTGATACACGTAGCCCTCAAACAAAGTTCTTTCCGGGTAGTCGTCGTACCATGCTTTTACCCGTACTTTATCCCCAGCCTTAAAAGCAGTCCGCACTGGCGCTATAAACGGTGTCCCGCCGTCTTTCTCGATCCGGGCATTTAGAGGGCAGGTGATTTCACACCGTGCGCCGATCCCGTCGATAGAATCATTCACAGAAACCCGAACCACCGAGGATAGTTTTTTCTCGTAGTTTTCGCCGAATGAAACTTGAACATGCGCGATCAGGTACAGCATTATTGCGAGATTATAAGTGTTTCTTCTTTGTTGTTTTTCTTGCTGGTTGCATCGTACGCTTCAATCGAGTACTCGAATCCTACCGATCCGATCAGTGGGTTGGTGGTCATACTCTCCACCAAGATGTATTCGATACCGAGTTTATTTAGGTAAGGGTTTTTGACCTCTATAATCTCGTTGACTTGGAATACCTGACGATTTATCAGGTCAAGGGCTTCCAGCATGTCATCTATGCGGTATTTATCATTCCAGTCTTTTGTGCGGGTCGCTATCTGTACGGCACCGCGCCCCAAATCATCAAAACCTCTTTGCCGCCACTTATCCACAAGGATAGTCCCCCTGAAAGTAATTTTCGAGGCCTTTATACTCATGCGTTCAAACGCCTCTTCTCCGTCAATAATCTGCGAGCGAGCGATGACCTTGCCGTGTGAAGTATTCAGCTCAAAAAACGGCTGTATCTGTACGGAGAACTTGGTATTATTGAATTCAACATACGTCACGTTATCAGGAGAGGCTGCATTGTAATCTCCGATATATGTAAACAAGTTGCGTATAAACTCCTTTGCTTTGCTCATCACTGTACAGCGATTTGAGTGAGAATATTGACAAACTCTTTAGCGGCTGTTTGTCCTAATTGTTCCGGGGTGTATTTTTCCCCGTCCACATGATTGTCGTCAATTTGAACCACGGGGGAATTGAATGTGATCTGGAAGTTTTTGATACCGCCGTTACCGGAGACACCACGAGGGGATAGGTCGGTGTTGACATCACTAATACCACCCATAGCACTATTTACCCCACTGACAGAATCCCTGAATGCAGAAAAAGCCTCTTTCTGTTTCATCACCCTATCTATTTCATCGATTTTTGAGGATATGTCTGACGACGTTTTATTTGTCACATTGCGATGTATATTCGCAAATTCCTCATCGGTGACATTTTTTAAATCTTTTGCAGCAGGTTTGTCCCTCAGCGCTATCAACCTTTCGCGTTCGGCTTTCAATTCTTCCAAGCTCATAGCCTGATAACCTTGACCCGACGCATTACCATGCCCATAATTAATAAGCCCAAAAAACGCTAAAATGGCGGCCAACGGCCCTCCTATACCTTTAAGAATGCTTCCAATCGTACCAAATTGAGTTAATACGCCTGTTAATTTTATGGATGATATTGCTACTAAAGTCTTTCTTATAGTATTTAAGCCACTTATAAAATTTGCTAAAACTCTTACAGAAAAATAGGTCGCAATTAATTCTCCGGCTAGCTTGATTTTCGGCCATAACTCATCGAAGTTTTCGATCTGCTTCTCCACCCAATCACTGAATTGCTGCAAATAGGGTCTGGCCTTCTCAAAGAATTTCACCCAGATTTCCTGCATCTTGTTCCCGATGATCTGCCACTGCCCCCGGAAGGTGTGCGACCGTGCCTCCATTGCACCAAAGTAAATACCGCCCTCTTTGGTCATGTTCTCGAAAGCTTTAGCGACCACATCGAAAGTGATCTTTCCGCTGGTAGATATTTCCTCCATCTTTTCAACCGGCACGTTCAACACCTTTGCAAGCTCCTGCCAAATAGGAATATTCTGCATAGCGAACTGACGCAAGTCGATACCGTAGGTTCGCCCCATAGATTTAATCTGAGCAAAGTTGTATGCGATATTACCGAAATCTCCGCCTGATCCAGATACCACATCGCCCAACATCTTAAAATATTTCATTGTTTGATCCCCGAACACAGGAGCAAGCATAGCCGCTTGTTGGCGCATGTCCTGAATCGGAATAGGGGTCCGTCTGGCGAACGCTTTTAGCTCACTGTTCATGGCAATGGCTTTGCCTCTGTCTTTTAAGGCAAATTCCAACCGGGCTAATATGTCCTCTTCATTGCCTCCCGCATTAATGATTCTGCGGCCAATATCGACAGCACCAATAGACAAGCCAAGTCCGGCCAGCTTGGAGCCTAAGCCATGAAAGCCGAAATTTAGCTTATCGAGCTTTTGCCGTGCGTCCCCAATAGCCGTTGATACTCGTTTAAAACCTGATTCCGCTTTTTGAGTGGCTTGCTGAGCTGAAGTACCGGTACGACGGTATGTGTCTCCCAACTTGGATGACATGCTATTTAACTTCTGCATGATTGCATCCAGTTTTTGGGAAATGGTAAACAGTTGCCCCATTACCGTGGCAGCATTCCCGCCTACGTTGATCTTTACTCCGTAATCGATCATCTTGAAGGAAAATTAAGAGAGGCAGCTACAATAACTGCCTCTCGTGCAGTTTATTTGCGTAAATATGGCTAAGGTGGCTCCGATCTCGTCAATGCTCAGTTCCTCGAACTCCCTGCGGCTCATCCCGAAAATCCGGGCGAATAACAGGTATGTTTCCCACAGGGGGTTCTCCTTGCTGAACAACTGGAGCAGTTCGGCGCTTTTCGTTTGCGCAACCTGAAAAACCGATGACAGTCTTACAAGTTGGCTGTTAAAAAAGGGCCGATCACCCTCCCGAAAAGCTCCATGTTCAACTGGAACGTTGACACCACGTCGTTTTTCAGCAGGACAAAATCTGTCTCGTTGAAATCCGGTCCTTTGACCACAAGCCCGTCGATAAACTCCGTCCCCATCTTTTCGATAGAAGCCGGGGAAAATACTGCTTCGCCTTTTGCATCCGTGGACATCATACCCATCGCCGCATAAAACAGCTTTGCGTCGCTTCTCCGGCACCGGTCGATCTCCCGGAACTCAAGTTTCATCTCCTTGTCGACCAGCTGGCCGTCGGCATCTTTGCACTTGAATTTTTGCGTGATTTCCATGATTACACAGATTTATAGTCGATACACGTCCCGGACAACTCCCGGAGCGTTTCGAGTGAATTGCGTTCGATGTTCTTGTTGTCGCCGGAGAACGCGCAGCCGATATACTTCTCAACAGAGCCATTCTCCAGGCTGGTCACCGTGATATTCGTATTAGCCGGGAAATCCCGGAAATCGTGAATACCCGATCCCATAGCCAGTTTAGCGGCCTGCACGATCTTGATGGCCTCTCCG